AACCTCTTGTATATGGACTCAGCAGACATCCTCATTTTATGTGTACCCCTTACATTGCACGATGCTTTATAACAGTTCCACAATAGATGTCCATTGTTGTTGGTCACTGTAAATGTCTTGCGTCCTCTACACTCAGGGCAATCCATTCTGATTGTTTCAGACTCCTGTATGTCTAGGTTTTGTATGAAGCTATACATGGATTGAACCGTAATATTTTGTAGTAGATACTTTCATTTTTGCTGCATGAATGTTATTCTCAGAATGAGAAACCCACTCTAAGTTGGAGAGTGAATAATCTAAAGGATCATTGTTTATGTGATGCACTATAGGTTTATCAGCAGGTAAAGGGTTGTGCACTAGCAACATGGCTAAAAGTCTGTGCCATAAAAGTGTATGTCTTCCTACTTCAATTAGTGGATACCTCATACTGCTATACCGTGGATGTACCACTCTACCTGCCCACGTGTTGAGCATGTAAGGAAAATCATTTCTATTTCCATATTGAGGTAGCTTATGAATACATCCTGTAGGAAAAATCATGTATTTACCTTTGGGCGCACTGCGTAAGTTTTCTACTGCTCTGTTCATCATCTCTCTTTGTTTATTACTATTGCCAAAGTAAATATCTACATCACTTACATCTACTGGTGTATTATTATCACCGTCAAATTCCTCTATAAATAAGTCTCCTTGCATGTCACTCCTCCTTGAACTGTTGTCGTGCAGTCAGTGCACTGTTAGCACTAAGATATGTATTCTTAATATACGGTTTCACTGACTGTGGATTAGCATGACCTGTCACCGACATGATCTGTGGCAGTGGCACACCTGCCTCTACCATCTCAGTCGTGCCAGTTCTACGTAGATCCATCAAGCGTAACTCTTCTGGCAGTTTAGCCTGACGCATAATCTTTCTACCTATCTTAGACAACCTCTCCATAGAAAATGGTTTGTACTCACCGTCCACAGGTGTAGGCATGGGTGCTACATACTGCTGAAAGTCAAAGTCGTTGCGTTGTTCTTCCAACATCTCAAGTAGTCCATCTGATATGGGTAGGTGCACAGATGCACCACGCTTGGACTGCACTAAGTCTAGCCTCTTGTTATTGAAATCTATGCTAGACCACTCAAGCATACGCATGTCACCCACACGTTGACACCACTCGTATGCCATCTGCACTATCAGTCCTACGTTACGATACACAAAGTCACCATAGGCCACGTTAAGAAACTCACGTACCTGATCCTCTGTCCATGTAACTTTACGTGGGGCAGGAGTGATCTTTCTGACCAATGTAAACGGATTGTTCTTTACATACTCCATATCCAACCCATACCTGTATGCTCTACCTGCTACGACAGAGACATGATTAGCCAACTGTATGCCACGCTTAACCCATTCTTCGTAGGCTAGTCTAGCATCCTTGCCTGATACAGCATTGGCTGTCTTCTCACCAAAGGTATCCGTCAATACTTTCAAGAACCTTTTGTAATCTAGCTGTGTTCTATCACGTAGCCGATTAAACTCTGGTGATTGCACATACAAGTTGACTAATCGTTTTACAGATACTGGCCTCATCTCGCTTCCATCTCTTCCTGTTGCATTTCTTTAGTGTACAAACCTATGTCAGGATAGTGTACACCAACTGATCGTTTGGCATTCCCTTGCTTATCATAGGCCATGACTGTACACTTTCTTATGACACTATGCTCCCTGTCCTGACCATATACACTGTCTAGCCATAGGCCAGTACGCAGATAAAACTTCATGTTGTGTATGTACATTTCTAGTATATTCATTTCGTTGTTAAGTTTTTTCTGCATAGCTTTGTCTCTTCTACAGGACATTTTTAGAGAAGACAGTATCTCCTCATTGTGTTTAATCCACAACTTAACTTTGTCCATGCTTACTGGATGTTTACTGTCTAGACTACGCACACTTTCATGCACACTAAGGTTAGCAGGTTTACGTTTGGCTGCACGTGCTTTCTCAAGCCGTTTAGCTGATGCTTCTCGTTGTTCTTTTGTCATAGGTTTACGCATAATAAATCTCCTTCTACAATTATATACAGTCTAAGCAAAAATAACTAGGGTTATTATTTAAATACAATCTAGTTATACTGGTAGCTAGTGTAGCTAAAGCAAAAGTATTTATAACCATTAGTGCTCTATCATTCCACATCATACCAACGATAAGCCAACCACCTATTCCTACAAAGTGAAAGAATAGATTAGTAGGGTAGATATTGTTAGCAGTTAATATCATACCAAACATAAGCACAAGACTAGCTATCCACTTGATATACCAATCAAGCGTGTATAGTGGAGTCTTGGTAGTTATGCGTGTACCTTCATGTTCATCAGACATATGTTGTCTCCTATTGTATAATCTTGTTGCTGACCACATCCCAACTAACTGCTTTAGGTGTTCTTTGGGCATGTCTTACCACTTTCATAATCGTAGTTATAGGTATCTTGCAAATATGTGCAACAACTTTTGCTCTCTCTATGTCATAAGTGGGATCAGCATGGGCAGCTTTCCATACCAGTTCTGTGACTAAATCACCATAACTTTTTGAAGTCTTCCCACCCACCGTAGATTGGTTTTTCTGCATTGTTCATAAGCTCCCCTGTTGTTCCTGCATCTACACCACACATCATTGTAGGATCAGTCGGTCTTATTACTGATGCAGTCCACGTACCACTGTCTTCATTTAAATGTATGATAGTTATGTGTCCTCTTGCAGAGATACCTCTAAATATCAAAGCCTCTTTGTGTTGTTGATGTAATCTTTCCATTGTCTCTTTCATGGGTGCACATGTCACTGGTTGTTGTGCGTTAGCCACGTATGTAAGCACTACCAGTAGCACTACCACTGTAAGTGATCCTACAAGAAATCTTATATTACTAATGTACATATTGTATCTCCTTTATAAATCCTAAGCTGAGTTGACAGTTTGGATAGTCCTCACTGGCATGATGCATGGCATAGTCTACGATCTTAGATATATCGAACAGACCCAATGTCTCTGTCATGTTATGTGACACATCTACCATGTACTCCAACTCATCCACATCTGGATGATCATCTGGTAACTCAACATGTATGCAAACCTCATATCTAGGCATTGCTATTCTCCTTTAATAGTTTTTAAATGTTTTTATGTCTTCTTCTATTTGCTCTTCAAATAAGTTTTCACCATACCTTACAGCTTCCAAAGTAAATGGATCATCATACTTTGATTTTATTTCTTTTCTAATATATGTAGGTAAATTGTAATATCTAGAATAATAATTCATATCATGCTCCTGACACATCTATAATACTAACCACAATCATAAATACAAGATATACAAAATCCCATTCCATGTCAAGCTCCAATCCATTCTGGTGTAGGTCTGCCTGTCCACTGTAGTATATGTGCCTTGTCTGTACGATAGTAGTTGCGATACGCTTCTACATAATCGTCACACTTAAACTGGTCTGGCATACATTGTGGTGGTGTGGTGTGTAGGCCATAGTCCTCATCACCCCATGCCATGTCCGTGAGCACATCGTTTATTTCTTCTAGTACTTTAGTAGACTTGTGGTTTTTGCCATACCTGTAAGTGTACTCTCTTCCTATAGAGAGTCCATGTATCACAGCCCATGCAAGATTATGTACGTTATCTCGTACCCACACAGTCATGGGATGATTAACATATGCAGACTTGTATACATGCTCCATGTGTTTAGCCTGATCCCAATAATGCATAGCAGTGCTACACATCTGTGCAGTCTCTAATACCATTTTGACTACATGCTTGTCACATAGCTGTATGGCTGACATCACTGGGCATTTGTCTATAAAAAATATATTCATGTCATTATCCTATCTGTAAAATATATGATCTTCTATTGTTACTATGTACTCTACGTTTCTCCATTCAGGATCTACGTTAGTGGCATGGTAAAAGGTACTACCATCCACCGTGTTAATTGACAAGCCATAGGAAAAGAATACGTCCTCTGCTATGGCAATAGCCTTTGACCACGCACGTTGATCCTTTGGTTTATCGGACAGGCCATCACAGTACCAACTGAACTGACACCTATGTTTGATTGGATAGTCCTGCTTCCAACTGTATGTTGGCCCTTCACGTATCACCTCGCACACAGTGTCAGGCCAACGTGGATCATGCACACGGTTCAACACCACCTCTGCCACTGCACGTTGTCCTATGGTGGGTTGATCACGTGCCTCAAAGTAAATGTTCTGAGCAAGACACGTGATCGTAGCACCCACTGCAAGTATGGTTGCTTCAAGCATTATACTTTCCTTTCATTTTTATGTCTCCATAAATCTGTTAATCTAGCACCATCACTTCTCTGATAAAGAACCTTGTTCATAAAATAAACAGAGTTTAAAATTTTGTAGTCATGATCATACCTATCAGGATTAGAACTACACTTATCATCTAGTTCCTGCATCTTATCAATATACATTTCTTGTTCAACAGAAAGTTTAGCACCAGTAGACTTTGCTTTTTTTAATCCGTTGTAAATTTTGTATGCCTTTGATGACTGATGTATGTCACTTGGATACCTAAACTTATCAAACTTATGTTTCTTCTTTTTCTTTTTCTTCTTAGGTTGTATAAAATCTTTTATAAGTTTCATAACTTAACACCACACATCCCCTCTTGGTGTCCTACCTCTAGCACGTTGTAGCTGATCATCAATACTTTCCTCCCTGCCACGTGCTGATGGTCTTTTAAACAGGGTAAGTGTGACCACCCCATCGTTATCCTCCTTGTATGTACCAGCCCAATTGTCAGGCTTGTTATACCACCAAGTAAGTAAC